TCAGGAGCCTCTTTAATTTCTTCAACTGGCTCAGATGCTTCCGATTCATGCGTTCCACATGTGCAACTTGACATGACCGCTATTTGAAACCAATTATATATAAAGACTTTTTTGATTTCGGAATCAGTAGCCCTTTAAGCCACTTGGACCTGTAGATGTCCCCATATCTAACCTAAACTGCATACCTGATGTTCTACCTGTACTGCCGTCTGGTTTTTTGTAAGTTTTATCAAATCGACCTGGATTATACCATAACTCTGAACAAAAAGCCCTGTCATCTCTTACTTCTCTTCGTCCTGGTATGTTTTCTAACCTTCTTACATTAGATAAACAATTTTCAAACCATACTTTACCTGGTGTTTTCTTTTTAGAAACTGTAATTCCTTTTTCTAACATTTGCATTATGTCATTTAGATGATCGTTTGATTTCTTAAGTGATTCTGTATTTACTGTAGTCATTGTGCCTTTGCCTAATATATCAGATACTCTTTTGCTACTCCACATTCTGCATGACCAATATCGTGCTTTATACTTAGGACCAGGGCTGTCGCAGTTGTGTCTTGCTCTAAAATTTCTACGCCTTTCTGGATCATCACGCTTTATGTCTAATTTTGGATCTCCAAACTTAACTTGTACTACATTGCCTTTGTCATTTTTAACATATACACCAAACTTTTTGTTGCCACCACTTATTCTAAATGGTTTGTTTAACTCTACTTTACGCCCTTGATATTCTGCCTTAAGTATTCTTTTATCATCATGATCTGTAATTACATCAAACTCAAAAGCCTCTACTGCACCTGGATGTGGTTCATAATCTCCTTCCATCAACATAGGGCCATTACGTGTTTGCATCCAATGATACCCTGATGGTGCTTTTACTTTAACTGGCCCGTCATCTGCTTTCTTTGTAGATTTGGGATGGCCAGCGGGCAACAGATCGTAGTCTGTGGTGTACTTAGGGTTAGAAGGCCTACCTGAGCTTAGTAGTCTTAAGAACGCCTTTACACGACCCAATGCCCACTGGTCTCGGCTACGAACGCTAGGTCTGTGACTGGTAGAGAATGCACCAGCCCCCCTACGGAACACTGCTTTTAATGCCCCTAAATTAGCCTTTTTCCCTTTAGCATTACCGACTTTTTTATTGTGTTCATCTCTATAATTCTCTAATGTTTTAATATTTGCTGCACTAAGCTTTATGCCACCCCTTGTTGCACCAGCAGATCCCCTTGGGTTTCTTGTACTACCTCTTCTCCTTTCACTGGGTTTTGCAGGAGTCTTAGGATCATCTGCAGCTTTTACTACATTTATATTCTTAAGTATGTCATCAAGTATGTCTTTAGATTTACTGTATCTACGTGCTTGTATGGCCCTTTCCTGCCTTACAGCTCCCGCCCTAGTATCATGGCATCCTAACACCTTTCGGTCCTTTTTACCAAGCAAACAATATTCTTTACCTCTACGTTCTATAATTTTTTCAACCATGCCTTCTACTTCGTCAAGTGTTACTTGTACTGTAGATTTAGCTTTGGCCATAGCTACTTGTCTAACTGTAGCTTCGGGGTTGGCAGGATTGTCACCTACCCAAGAAACGGACCATAGATCAAGTTCGTTAATCTGATTGTGGCAGCTATCTTCATCACAAACTTTCTCCTGGTCCATTGCTTCACCCCTAATACTACTGGCTCCAGTGGAACCAAATTCTTGAATTTCCTTCCATACTTTATTATGCATAGATAATTTATCATGAATCCCTACTCTTACCTTAACTTTACCATTTTTAACTTTGTAAGCTAAAGGGAGTCCAATAGGTTGTTCTTCATGCCTATATGAATAAACTCCATATTTCATATAAAAATCCATAGATTCTTTGATCGTCTCTGTTGGTATCTTATCATTTTGTTTATCAATTATTGGAGCTGAAATATATGTTTCCATTACTCTATCATTATACCATTCTGGCCTATACACTATCCAACCTGTATCGTTCTCGTTTTCTTTAAAGATAGTGCTTACTGCCACTACCCTACTTTGAGCTTATTATTATTAAAGTTTTTTGCTATTTCGGAAGTAGACAGACACCTTCATTTCCACTGGAACTTTTAGAAAGAGTAAGAGACTATACTATACTATAGCTAATAACCCGCCGTACCCCTCAATAAATTAAGAAAAAAAAAGTGACATACTTTCTGTAGAGTTCCAGTGGAAACAAAGGTGTGTGTCTCTATACTGATGATTTAAATGCTTCTGCTTCTAATCTTTCAGCTAACATAAGACTCCAAGTAAGTTTAAAGTTAGGAGCATTCTTTACTACAGCTCTTCTAAAATAAGGTCTAGGCTCTATACCTTTACGTCTAATATTCTTAGCAATAGAGTTAGCCATAGCTGGCCCATACCCTAATACACGATCTGTCCATTCTATAATACTAGCCATAAATTCTCCAGATCCCGTTTCAGCACTATGAGGACCAGTTCCATATTCTACTGCTTCTGCATAAGGAATAGAAGTTCCTACTGTATATGTAACTAATCCATTAGCCAACTCCCTTAAACCATCAATTTCTACTGCACCTTTTAACGCCCGATCACTGCCAAGCCCCTGTGGATATGGTTGATTCATCTGTGCAACTACTTCACCTTTTACATCTAACGCAGTCTGCTCTATTGCATCTGCCGTAATTTCCATAATAGCATCAGGCAATATACTAAAATCATTTTGAACGTTGCCCAAATTAGGGTCAAAGTTCATTTCTATTTTAACCATTATTTGTATTCTAATACAGCGTCAATATCGTCATCGCCATATTTTTCCTTCCATTTCTTTTTTATATATTCTTCGCCTCTTTTATAATAATTATATTTTACTTTTTGTTTCTGTTGTTCTCTAACTATGTGTGGCCCTCGTTTCCACTCCAACTCTGCCTGACACTCTTGACATAGCCCACTTCCTAAAATGTGAACTCGCATTCCACTTGCTAAACATTTCTTACAATTACTCATCTTACCATCACCAATACTGTTCTTTGATTTGGGTGCAACAATGCTTTACCCGTAAGTGTAAATTTGTATTTAGCTCCAATACGTTGCTGTAACTCTATCAACTCATCCAAAAACAAACCTCCTGCTGGGATTCTGCCACTTAGTTCCTGATGTGCACCACATGTTCTGTTGTCGTTTATAATCTGCAAACTGTATTTGAACCTATCTCCTAACGTATCTTCTGCTTTAGCATATCCCCTAAATCTACCTTCGTTAAACACATTTAACATTTCTGTTCTAGCTATTCTGCCTAACTTCCAAGCTTGTGTATTGGCTACACCTCTCACCTGATCTACCATTGATGAAATTGCTACATTAAGTGCTGCAGCCTCAAAGATTACTTTGTTCATCTCTGTGTTTAGTTCTTGCTCAAAATTTCCTAATGCTAAACCTAACGGACCGTTGCTTTGTAAAATTCTTATATCTTCTAAATCAAACTCGTCACGATTATACGACTGTTTACCTAGACCTGGTGAATCTGCATACGCAGATCTGGCACCGTTAAGATAAGCGTCTGTTACGTCATCTTCTATAGCTTCTCGTAGTTGCGTAGAAATCATCAGAGTTATCTCTGACACTGCCTCTCTAAGATCAACTACGTTATCTATACCTTTAAGACTCTGAAACTCTCTGGTTAAGACAGCTCGGAGGTCTCGTAAAGCTCGGTCAATGTAGAGAGATGCTCGCTTGGCTCCGCTTCCTCCAGCGACTCCTCGGAACGCTTTAGAAAATCCTGCCTTACCTTCTCTGCCGACCTCGGTAGTACTAATTCTCCATCCTCCCCTAAGTCCACATCAATACCTGCATTTTGGAACTGAGTAATGATTTGTGCTTTTAGATTCATGTTGTTTAAGTATTGTGTCTCGTTTCTTTCGTTAATATCGTTAAACCTAACTGTCCATGTAGTTACGCCCATGAGCTTTAACAATGGCCTAATCAAGCCTAACTCTACACAACGTTGTGTTTCTCGTATTGTTCGATCAAAGATAGTAATCTGCTCACCTTCTGAGTTAAGTCCACCTACTCCTGACATGTCGCCGACTACTAATGGCATTACACCATACGATGCGTTTATGTCATTGTTAATCCTGTCCATGTAAGGCAACATCATCAACTCATCAAAGTTAGGCATAATGCTTACAAACTTAGCAGTGTTAGATCCTTCCTGACTACTAATAATCGGTATAAAGTTAGGATTACGTCTTGTCTCTTCTGCTATGTATTCTCCTAATCTATTAAGTGAGTCCTCATTGTGACCTGGAATATCTAAGAATCCTTTAGGTGGCCTCTCTAATCGATATACTTTGTTCTGTAGAGATTCAATGGCGAGAGCAGTTTCTATTTTCTTAGAAAGACCTATAATTGGTGACTGACCATATAATCTTGCAGTAGAACTATATTTGTTAAAGTGTATAATTTCATCTCGTGCAAATGGTATCTGCTCACCATCTATGTCATAAAAGTAAGCCATGGGTACTAACTTTGTGCCTGTGTCCTTGTTGTGTGTTCCTGACATAAACTGTCTAGTCAACGGATCAAACATCTTGTCCTCTATGAACTTACCAAAACCATCAACGTAGAATCGCATGTGCTTTGCATCTTCTACCCATAACTCCTTGACTACTTTACCAGTAGTCTCTCCATCATTGTCAAGCATCCTGTCATATACGACACTTACCCAACAATCGTCAAAAATTTCAAGCTGTCTTATGACTGCCTTAAAAAACTCCATGCCTGTAATATCTGCATGTCCATTCGTAGGATCATGTAACACTCTGCTTATTGCTGCCTTTTCTTCAGGGTTGCCAGAGCCTAACTCTACAAACTCCCACTCTTTAGCTACTGCTTGACTAGCTATCCTAGTTATAACAGTTCGTAAGTGTGAATACCTGTCTGCTAATATCTCTAAATAGTTTTGATCAACAGGCGGCAATATAGCTTCCTTGTATGCAAGATCAGAACTTACACCTGAGTACACTGGTGTCCTTGCATCCTTAATCATATTCTTTTCTAAATAATCTTGTATTCCTGACTTCCTAATTGGAGCAGGTTTGCTACGGAATCTATCGAGTAAGCCCACTTGTTATCTTCTCCAATCTAGCGTTTATCTTTTTAAGTTTATCTTTGTTTACGGAGTCTATGCTCCTTTTTAGTTTACGTGACCACGAATGCCCTGCATCACCACCCATACGTTTCCACATTATGTAGCCCTTACTAGGTCTTTTTTTATTATCAAAATTCTCACCTTGTGGATCTACTTTTTCATGTCTCCTGTAGTAAGTGTGTATCTTAATCGCAACAGGGTGACTTACTTCAGTCTTGTTAATTAACATAGAATTAATTTTAGCCGTCACTTTACCTCCGCCATAACCAAATTTTTTGTAAAGCTCCTTACCTTGTAAAGCTTCTTTCTTAACCCCGCCAGGTATAGAATAACTCATTGCCTTGTACCATGCCTATAAATTATCTTTTTATTAGAAGGTTCTTCAACGTATTTCCTCAATACAGGCTCTAATAATGTGGCAGTACTAATGTTTTTGGACTTAGCAATAATCTGAACTTTCTTCTTTGTTTCTGAGGTAATTCCAAAAAGTTCCAGACGTGCCTTATCCATATATATCTGGAGCAGATAGTATATATACCGATATTTATACTTATCTATAGTTGTTCGTAAATTACAGATCGTCTAACTAATATTAACTCCTTATCACATACATCACAAGTAAAAACATAATCATCATCAACAGTATAGTAATCGTTTTTGTTTGCTGAATATCTAGCTCCACAATCATTAGGACACATCATTGCCGTATTGTATTCTCCATCATTATCTGGATCTGATAAATCGCCTTTACAAACCATTATGCAAAATAATCCCACTTTGTATAGTTAAGCTTTCGCTTGTGATCATCATGAATGGCTAACTCACACATCCACAACGCCATAACTGCATCAGGAGTATGCCCCTCTAATCTTCCATTCTTACCGTAAATTAATCGACTTAATCCATCTACTAACTTACGTGTTCCTGGTCTGCTGTTCTCTGTTGCCTCTTTGTTCCAAGGTATACTGTATTTTTCTTGCTCCATCTTAAGTGCTATAAGTGGAATACCCA